TTCATTTAGCGATAGTGATATAGAGTTATTTAATGACTATAAGTTGAATGTACTAAGGGGTATTGATGAGAAGTATGTTTATGAAATGTCTAGAAGTTCTTATATTGACCAAACACCGGAAGATTGGAGAGATTTCTATGCTTTTAGGCATGTCAGTGTAATAGAAAAAGCAAAATCAGAAGGCTTTGGCTACCGGAGGTGGGAACAGTGACAAAAAAAGAAGCAGATGAGGAAGCAAGGAAGATTATCGCAAAGAGAAATAGAAAAGCGGAGAGAATAATTAAAAAAGCAAAGGACGATGGAATTTGGGAGCCTGGGCTTGACACAAATCAAGAGCTATTAAGAGATTTGGATAAGGAGATTTGGAATGAGTTGCAAGAACTAGCAAATAGTATTGATGAACAGTAATTTTTAAGCACCAAAAAGGGTGCTTTTTTGTTGCAAAAAATTGGTGGGCAATGCTTTAAGACTCCATAAGGTGGGATAAGAGATTGCACTCCACAAATACAAGTGGCTTATTTAAAATGTGAGCCTCGAAAGGGTAATTTATGAATTTAGAGAAGTTAAAGAAGATGCTTGCTGATGGTGTTATCACAAGTGAAGAGTACAAAGAGTTACTGGAGAAATTTGGCCTTGAAGATAAGGAGCCGGAAATGGATCCGCTTGATGGATTAGATGATAAGACAAAGGCCTATATTCAGAAGCTTTTACAGTCTGAGAAGGATAGGGAAGCGAACCGTGTGGGTAATGCTAAAAAGGCTGAATATGATGCTCTCAAGGCTGAATATGACAAGCTTAAGAACGATAAGCTGTCTGAGGATGAGAAGCGTAAGCTTGAGGATGAAGAGAAGCGTAGAGCCTTGGAAAAGAAAGAGCGTGAGTTTGCATTGATGCAGTGTAAATATGTTGCTACTCAGGAGCTTAAGTCTAAGGGGCTTGATAACAGTGATGATATTGTACAGTTGGTTCTTGGTTCTGATGAAGAGGAGACTAAAAAGCGTGTTGGTGCTTTTTCATTGCTTATTGAAAAGCTTGTTAAGGAAAAGGTTGAAGAGCGCTTCAAGGAATCGGGAAGAGATGTTCACAAGGGTAGCGGAAGCGGTGAGGATTACAATCCTTGGAAAAAGGATAGCTTTAACATAACAAAACAATTTGAAATTGAGGCTGCGGACCCTGAAAGGGCTAAAGTATTAAAAGCTGCAGCCAATGCATAGAAAGAAAGGAATAATTTATGCCGGGAACAAAATTTGCAGATATGGTTATTGTACCTGAGAAGTTTACAGCGTATGTTAACGAAAGGACTACTAAGGTATCAGCATTAGTAAAATCGGGTATTGCAGTACCTGATGAAAGAGTTGCAGGGCTTATAAATGGAACTCCACTTGGCGGGAATATGATTCAGATGCCGTTTTATAAGCCTTTAGCAGGTGATGATGAGATTTTTGGAGAAGACACAATGACTCCTGACGGTATCAAGACCGCCAATGAGAGAGCAACTCTTTTGATTAGGCAGAAAGCGTGGTCAGCTACGGACCTTGCTAAGGTAAAGGGCGGCTTCGACCCTATGGCAGCTATTGGAAATTATATATCCGATTGGTGGATTGAGAAGGAGCAGGCTATATTCTTAAGTGTTCTTAAGGGACTTTTCGGTACAGGTGGGGCCTTAGCAACAAATCATCTGCTTGATATCAGTACATTAAGTGGCGCAAATGCTGTAATAGGCGTTAATGCAGCCCTCGATACCAAGCAGTTGATGGGTGACGCGGCCAATAAGCTTGGAATTGTTGTGATGCATTCCGCAACATATACAAAGCTTCAGAAGAATCAGGATATTACAACTCAGTATGACTCTGATTTGAAGGTTGAGATTGAGTATTATCTTGGGTATAGAGTTATTGTAGATGACACTATGCCGGTAAATGCGGGTGTGTACGATACCATGTTTGTAGGTCAGGGAGCATTTGCAAGGCAGGAAGGTGCACCTATAGGACTTATAGGTACTGAAACAGACAGAGATATTTTGGCATCCAAAGATGTACTGGTAAACAGAAAGGCATTTGTATTACATCCAAACGGAGTAAGTTTTACAGGTAGCTTTACTACTGCTTATGCAGCAAACAGCGACCTCGAGACTGCAACAAACTGGAAGGTGGTAGCCGATCTTAAGAATATCCCTATTGTTTGTCTCAGACATAAGATTGCGTAGGTGATTTATGAGTTTAACTTTTTTTGAGCAAAGAAGAAGATTACTTGCAAGGCAAAGAGAGATCGAAGAAAGTAATACAGTGAACTCTGTTACGGATGTTAACGAGGAGACCGCTACAGAGGATAAAACCACTGAAGACAGCAAGTCAAAAAAGACAGCAAAAGGCAAGGAGTAGCGTATGACACTGACGGAAGAAAACTTAACAATCATGGGATTTACAGCAAATTCAGTCAGTGTTGACGATATGCTGTATTTTTTTAGCACAATTGATTGGCTAAGGGATAATACCGATTTTAACCTTGGCGAGGATGTGAGTGTGGAGGATATAAGTAATCTTCCACATTCTGCCAAGCTCTTTATTATTAAGTTCATATCTATGCTAAAGAGCGGTGCATTAAGCGGAAGCAATGTAACAAGTGAGAGCATTGGCGGTATGTCTAAGAGCTATGACAGTTCAATAAATGCTTCTGCAAGTTTATGGCAGATAGCAAAGGAACTTTTGGGTAAGCATCTCATCAAGGGAAAGGCTAAATCTTTTGGAAGTTATTCGAGGTGGAAGTAATGGCTACTACTAGAGATTATATACCTAAGATTAGAGAGTCTTTTAAAGAGCTCGGAAGTAAAGCTATAGAGGTAGGTGTATTCGGTGGCGAACAGGCTTGGCTTGCTCATATACATGAATACGGGTGTATTATACAGGTAACTCCTAAAATGAGGGCCTATTTAAAAGCTACCGGACTTGCATTAAAGCCTTCCACAACAACAATAACTATTCCGGAAAGGGCTTTTTTAAGGAATGGATATGATAAGGGCAAGAATGAAGCTTTATCCGCTTATATGGATTTTATAAGTGCGCTGATAACGGGAAATATTGATGCAGACACTATTCTTGAAGCACTTGGGACCAATCTTGAGGGCAAAATAAAAGAGTATGCCACAAATCAGGTAGAACCGCCTCTACATCCTTATACGATTGAACATAGACAACACGGGGGAAGCAATCCTCTAAATGATACAGGGTCTATGATAGGGGCAATATCCCACAGAATTGTAGGTAAATGATTATGGAGTTTATTTTTTCTGATTTGATTTCTAAATATGAAGTACCATGTAAGCTTATAACATTCGCACAAGGTAGCTATATAGCCGGTGAATATACAAAGGGCGAAAAGCTGTCAAGAGATATAAAGGCCGCAATAATCACAATGACAAGCAGAGCGATATATGAAAGCGGTGGAAGGCTTACAAGCTCCGACAGACAAATGTTTATTGCTAAGGATAAAGACATTATAAATCTTGAAAACGGTGCTTTTTATGTGGAACATAACGGAAACAGTTTTAAGGTTGAGGAAAGTTATTTATATGGTGAAGACTATGCGGATTTCAACAACTATACGCTCAGGAGGGTAAGTAGTTTCGATGTTTGATTTAAATTCTTACAACAGAATTATTTGTGAAGGCATACAAAGTGAATTAAGTCTTATATGCGTGAAGTCCAATATCACGAGCCATATACCTAAGTATCCTTTTATAAGCTTTACCGTAACTGCAATTGACTATAAGAGCAGAACTTACAGTGATGACGGTAAAAACAGGTATAAGCCTGTAGAGGTGAAATACTCATTCACTGTAAACAGTGATAATGATAATGAGTGCTTTGAGCTTTGCCGGAAATTGCATGATTGGTTTGAAAGTGCGGTATATCTGAAGGATAAAAATATAAGTATAACGGGAATAAGCGGTATAAATAACCGCGATAATATGCTCACAATTGAATATGAGTACAGAAAAGGATTTGATTGTGTGCTTAATGTTATGAATTACCTTGAGGGTAATGTTGAAAATATTGATAAATTTGAAGTAGAAAGGAATGATTTTCATGCTTGATATTAATGTAAATATCAGTCTTACAGGGGCCGTAGGCTCTATAGGCAGCGGAGTACCTTGCATAGTGGTTTCAAAGTCTACGAGGGAAAAGGATTTTAAGGAATATAGCGAGTCAAAGGATTTAACCGCTGCGGGATT